GCAAAATATGAGCAAGCCTCTGAAGTAGATGGGGTGAGTAAAATTAAATTCGCCAAAACCTTGCCCGCAGGCCAGTATCAACTCGTTCTAGATTTTAATGCGGCGTACGACCAGCAGCTCGATGGTATTTATAAAATCGAGTTTGAGGGAAAACCTTATGTGATGACGCAAATGGAAGCAATTAGTGCACGCCAGTCATTCCCATCATTTGATGAACCACGTTTTAAAACGCCGTTTAACATTCGTTTGACGATTCCAAGCAAATATTCAGGGTTTGCCAATACCCAACAAACATCTGAGCAAGCAGAGAAGTCGGGTTGGAAAACACTCAGTTTTGCACAAACCAAACCACTACCAACTTATTTACTTGCACTGGCTGTCGGACCATGGCAATTACAAAAAGGGCCAGATATTGGGGCAACCTCATGGCGTAAGCAGCCGATCCAGTTACGTGGTATTGCACCTGATACTAAAGCTGAAAAAATGCAGCATGCTTTATCTGAAACACCAGCCATTTTAAAAACTTTAGAAGATTATTTTGCCTTTGGTTATCCATTTGACAAGCTCGACTTACTTGCCGCACCAGACTTCGCAGCAGGGGCTATGGAAAACCCGGGGCTAATTACTTTTAGAGACTATCTAATGTTGTTAGATAAGGACTCACCAGTATCTTTTGTACAGAATTCATTTAATGTCAATGCACATGAGCTTGCACATCAATGGTTCGGTGATGTCGTCACGATGCCGTGGTGGGATGATTTGTGGCTAAATGAATCCTTTGCCACATGGATGCAAAGTAAAATCACCCAAAAATTACATCCCGAATTTAATGCTGATCTAGAACGTATTGCAGACACCGCAGATGCGATGAAAAGTGACAGCTTAGTAAGTGTGCGCCGTATTCGCCAGCCTATTTTAAGCAATGCCGATATTCAAACGGCTTTTGATGGCATCACTTATCAAAAAGGTGCAGCTGTTTTAAATATGTTTGAAAGCTATTTAGGCGAAGAAAAATTCAAACAAGGAGTGCGTAATTATATTAATAAGCACCAATATGGTAATGCGACAGCTAATGATTTAATTAGCGCTTTAGCAGAGCAGTCTGGACAAGGTGAGCGCTTTACTAGAGCGATGAAAAGTTTCCTTGATCAACCGGGTGTACCTTTACTCAATACTTCACTACAGCAAGAAGGCAATAAAGTCTTTTTAAATGTGAAGCAAAGCCGTTATTTACCTGTGGGCTCAAAAGGTGATGCAAGAAGCCTCTGGGGTGTACCATTATGTGTACGTTATGAAGTTCCAAATGCAGGTAGTAAAGTGCAATGTGATTGGTAGACCAAGCAGAAGCCAAAATTGAACTCAAAGGTGCCAGCCTTGGCAGTTGGTATATACCAAATGCAGATGTGGCGGGATACTACCAATTTAGTTTGCCACAGAAAGAATTTACTCGTCTGACTGCTGCTACAGAAAAGCTTTCTAATACTGAACAGTTGGCCTACGCCTACGCGATTTCAGCTGCTTTTAACCACGGTGATATTAATTTATTGGCTGTCGTAGATGCTGCGAAGAAATTTGCCAATTCGAATAGCCGACAAATTAGTACAGCGCTGTTTTCCCAGTTAAGTACCATTCATCGTCATGTATTGAAAACAGAAGCTGAACGTGAACATTTCAGAAAAGTTTTGGCCAATTTATATTTACCTAAATTAAATCAGTTGGGTTATGTCAGCAAAACAGGTGAATCAGCTGAAGACAGTTTATGGCGTAGTGAGTTGGTTAGATTTCTTGCTTTAGATATTCAAGTTCCTGAAGTTCGTACCCAACTGTTAAAACAGTCTGATGTTTTATTTGCTCAAAAGCAGCTTAATTTTGCGCAAGTAACACCTGAATTATTGCCAACCATTTTAGCTGTACGTGTACAAGAAAAGGGCCAATCTGCTTTTGATCGTTTATCTGGAGAGTTACAACGCGTGACTCAACCGACACAGCGTCTTGCGATTCTTACAGCTTTGGGTTCAGCAAACCAAGAAGCAACGCGTCAACAAGCCCGTCAGTTGATTTTAAACCCGCGTGTTAAAGTTGGTGAAGTTCGTACCGTGGTCAACTCAATCAATAATTATGGAGATGAACAAGGTGGCTTATGGTCCTGGTTTAAGGTAAATCATGACGCTGTGTTTGATCGTTTAGGTAAATCTTCGGCTGGGCGTTTCCCTGCAATGTTTAGTGGGGCAGCATGTACCCAACAACAAGCGGCACAGTTAAATGACTTTTTTGCACCACGAACTAAAGAATTGGTTGGGGTAGAAAGAGGATTGAAACAGACTAAAGAGCGTATTCAACTCTGCGAATCGCTGGTAGCAAAACAAGATGGGTCAATTGTGCAACAGTTAAAGTTGTAATTGATTCAGCCATAAAAAAGCCAACTGATCGTAGTTGGCTTTTTTATTAAGGGTTCTTATCAAATTACTTTAAAAACAATCTATTGACGGCTAACTTATGCGTAGATGTCTAAAAAGTTTTTAAAGATTTGATGGCCATGTTGCTCAAAATAGATTCCGGATGGAATTGCACGCCTTCAACAGGAAGTGTCTTATGTTTAACGCCCATGATTTCTTCCATTGAGCCATCTGCTTCATTGGTCCAGCACGTTACTTCAAGACAGTCAGGTAGGGTTTCCTGATCAATCACTAATGAATGATAACGAGTTGCCGAGAATGGGCTAGGAAGATTACTGAAAATACCTTTATTGCTATGGTACATGTCAGATAAACGTCCGTGCATCACCGTTTTGGCTCTTACAATTTTCCCGCCAAAAGCTTGCCCAATACTTTGATGGCCTAAACACACCCCAAGCAAAGGAATTTTTCCGGCAAAATGATTAATTGCAGGAATTGAAATACCTGCCTCGCTTGGAGAGCAAGGGCCAGGACCAATCACAAGATATTTTGGTTGCCATCGTTCAATATCCTCTAATGTGACTTGATCATTGCGAACTACTTTTACTTCCTGATTCAACTCGCCAAAGTATTGAACGATGTTGTAGGTAAAAGAGTCGTAATTGTCGATCATTAGAAGCATTTTAGATTCAACTCACTAATATATAAAAGGATTTTATTTTGGGGTGATTTTGATACTCAATTTGGTACTCAAGATTGAAAAAGTACCTATCTCATTGTATAAAATAAAGCCACCTCAATAGGTGGCTACTTTACCAGATTCTTTTGTGTCTGTAACGACAGATTGCACGTAGGACAATAACCAAAAACTTTTTCGCCCATCCTTGTATGGCCTTTGGTATCTGCCTTCACGAATCCGAGCGTCTAGAGTTTCAGGTTCGATATTGAGCATGTGTGCAAATTCTTCACGACCAACTCGGCGTTCTTCTTTTGACTGAGCAATACGTTCAGCTACAGCAACAATCTTTTCTAGAATACTAGCCTCTATTTTAACTATTTGTCCCATTTAACCCTCCTTACTTTCCGCTTTAACTTTATCTTTCATACTGCGTCCTTAAACTTTACTGCATACCAGTCATTGTCTTCTTTTGCGATTACACAACTAAATGAACAATCAATATCTGGTTCATCTTTATAGCGACCAACATTCGGTTTTAATTCATCAAGAAAAACTGGACCATCATCGTTTTTTAAAATTGAATGTCCAATATCCCGCTCCACTTTGGACATACGCTCAAATACTTTAGGAAAATCTTTGCGTATTTTGTTCCAATACCCAGCACCACCTTTCACGCAACCTATGCAATTGTTATTTAGATAGCCAAGCTTATACATTGCTGGTATCTCAATATTGGCGTCTTGTAGCATTGCTAAGCAGTCTGCTTTGGTGAGTTCGGCTTCAATCAAGGGAAAGTAAGTTTTAAGAGTAGGATTGTTGTCCTCAAACTCCTCAGCTCGCCCAATTTCGGTTAAGTCATATCCGAATACGTGCAAATCCCCATATTCTTGAAATGAACCTCTAGGAATTCGCTTTAACTGGGTCGTACAAGGTGCGCCATTTTGCCCTTTTAAAAAATTCCTTCTACTGAAAACTTCATAAATTGAATTTTTGCCATTTGGATATTGAGGGTTATAAAGTTTAATAATTTCCTGCCCAAACCATTGCTGGCATTCATTAAAAAACCGCTCATTATCAGGATGCTCTTCAATAATAGGGCTATTGGCAATGACTATTGGTGCATATGGGTAGAGCTTAGAGGCTTGCTGAAGCATAATTTTCGTAGCTACAGCAGAGGCCGCACCACAGCTAAACCAGCACACGATGCGATTTACTTTCATCCCTCAGCTCCCGATTCGCTTGCTTCTTCAACTTCATCCCAATTGACAAAGGCAACCCCTGAATCACATTCTATTTCACCCTTGTGATTGCAATTAGGACACTGAACCTTGTCCCCATCCCACAAGTAGCACCCAATGCCACGTTCAGTTGTTACTTCTGCATAGTCGCCAAAACCACAATTAGAGCAGGCATCAAGCCAAGTAATTTTAAGAGTTTTCATTTTGATCACCTGCTGCTTCAACCATTGCCTTATATCCAGTTTTACTCAGCGTCGACATCGGAGCGACTGAAGATCGTTCGTATGCTTGGAACATCTTCTCAGTTGGCACCTTGGGCATTAGTACATACCCCTCTGGCACCGCCTGAGCTTTGGCTTTATTCCAAAAGCTCCATAATTGGCGGGCTTGTTCACGCATAAAGAAGACTTCATTATTTTCAACGATGGAATAGCTAAACATATCCATGTTCTTATATGATTCTGCCAGGTCTGGAACAAACCATAATTCCATGGCATCTCTTTTGAACTCTTCAATTTGAGCTATAAGTGCCTCTCTTTCCTTATTCAAATCAAACATCATTAGGCCCTCAAATATTCTTCTTTGG